GTTGGTGTGTCAGGGCCTTTAAACCGAGACGAGATATAGCACCAGTGGACAATGTCAACACTTGGCTGTTACGTGTCCATTACAGACACGTTCCTCGCTACAAGAGCGGTGACGTCAGTTAATTCGCACTGAGCGTCTGTTCCGATGACACCGACGAGTAAGTGTCCTGAGGAACGGGTGCGTCACATTCACACGACCATTGGTCGCAGTAGATGCAGCGCAGGGGGGCACCGACAGAGAGCCCAGGCAGATCCATGAGAAGGAGCTGCGCTGAGTCAAAGTCGTCGCCGAGGGGAGGAGTGTCGAAGGCAGTACAGTCCGAGGGGCGTGTGTTGACGCCATCCAGGACCCCATCGATGATCATAGCGTCACGTAGAGGCGCATAATCACAGATGGAACCAAGCTTCTTCACTTTGTCAAGCTCACGCGCGTACTCCTGCTCCTGTTCCGCCGAAAGGCCATACACCGACAACACCATGCTGTAGGTGTCGGCTGACGGGCGGTGAACTGAGCGGGAGTGTGTGCGGTGCCGCTGGTCTCGTGCGAACGCGGCGGTAGTGACAGCCTGTGCTCCCTGGGTGAGATCCAGGGTGCGCTGCCACAGCTTGTTGATGAAGGGAATGAATTGAACGTCGAGAGTTCGACCGAGGGCGTCAGAGCGGACAAGTCCGACGGGGTCAACCTTCTTGTCAACTCCGACGTACCAGCCACTCTTTGCAACGCACCTACCGATCGGCGGTCCCAGAACCGTAACGTCGCGACCTTCTTCGTCGACGCACGGCCAAAATCGCGCTGAACAGAACGTAGCTTGGAATGCGGCGTCCGGTCCGGAATGGATCTTGGGTTCGAGCTCCAGGCCGAGCTTCAGGAGGAGGGCCTTGAGGGGCACCTTCTTCAGGAGGGCGGCGTCACCAACAGCGAGGTTGTCATCACCGAGGAGGAACAACGTGAGCTGGTACTTGGAGCAGAGGTCAGTGTACGACAGCCATTTTCCAGTCTCTAGCTGGTCGTGGTATGCAAGACAAAACATGATGGCAAGACCTTGGATGAGGGTGTTGCCACATGACGTGTTGTGGTCGCCGCTGTGACGCCCGCCGTCGACAGCGTATTTGTTCCCCCACTTGTCGCGTCCGCGGGTCTTGATACCTGCGAGAATCGCGTGGAGGGTGAGAGGATCGGCACCCAGTGCCTTGTAGATGCGTGCCTCAATAGCCAACAGTCTGCGATGGACAGTGGAATCAAAGCGTGCAAAATCTCCCTCGAGGATGCCCAGGTTGGCGGAGTTCTTCTCACAGGCTGCGCGGAATCGCGCCCCGATGGCCTCTGCGCTGCACCCAGACGTGTAAACTGGCCCGTTGGCCGCGTCGACACTCCAGGTTTCAGCGAGGAAGGCTGAAAACGCCGAGCAAAAGGGCCCGGTCGCCACGTTGTGAATGGGAGTACCGCTCTGGATCGCGCGGGGTGCGAAATCCTTGACTCCATCGTCCGTGGACTTGGAAAGACCTTCGATCTTCACGAAGCAGCCTCGTTCGTCGACCAGTCGCTCGCTGTAATTCCCGATGTTGAGTCCAAGGAACGCCTCGAGGTGAGTACGCTGCTGGGCAAGGGGGTAACGGCGGTTCCACTCAGGAAACGGAGTGGACTTGACTGGAAGAGGACCGAAGGCTCCGATATTCTCGGGCCTCATCACCCACTTCTCAAAGAGACGGAGAAAATCGGAGTCAGTGACACCTTTCTCGTTCGGTCCAGCCTTGAGGATGCGGGAGGCAATGGCAACAACGCTAGAGGCAGCGGAGTTGGATGGCACGACGGGGATGGCCATGGAAGAAGCGATACCAAGGGGCCGCAGGGGGCCTTGATCGTCCTTCTCACGGGTGGTTGTGCAATCTCGGATGTCGAACTTCGCCTTGGGGGCGATGGAGCTCGGGCCGATGGACTCCGCCTTGTGAAGGGGCGGGTCGGTGGCAGGCAGGTTGATACCCTGCGGCAGCTGCACAACACGGGTGACGGCTGACGAACTGGATCGGTCAGCGTGGTAACCCGGGAAGGCGAGTTGCGATGGGGTGGGGTCAGGCCCGCGTCCGACACCTGAAGGTCCAGTGACCTTGTCGATGACGTACGCGGCGGTACCCACCACAGCAGCAGCTGCGGCAGCGGCCCCGACGGCCGCGCCTGCAATGGCGCCAACACCTGTGGCGAGGACAGCAGTGCCAGTTAGCGATGCAATGACCAGACCCACCACACGTTTCCACGTGCGGATGGGCTGGAATTTGAAAGCCATGGCATTTGCATGAACCTCGTTGAGGGGCGCGAGCGGTGCAAAGACAGTGTGCATCGTACTTGCTTCAAAGGCTATGTTGCGAGCAAAGCCGAGACACGCGCAGGCAAACAGACACGAGTCCAAGTTCCCCTGGGGAACGTTGAACTTCTTGACTCGATGGCGCAGATTGGCCAGGAGACTCTGAAAGGTTGCGTGTGTCCGAAGTTTTCCGACGCTCCACTGGGCGGCCTCGTCGATGAGTCCCTTTGGACAAAGCATCGTCATGGCAGTGGTGTGCTGATACACCACCATCGAGTCGCCCCACGAATGGCACGTGGTCTTGGGAAGGGAAAGGAACTCTCCTTCAACTGCGACGCCTGGCACGTCGTCAAGGAGCCCTCCAAGCGACACAGGACCGTAGTACGATCCTGAGCGCGCCACAGCGGAGAGAGTAGACAGGAGCGGACGCTCAATGTCAATCTTCGATGTGGTGGACGCGAACATGAAGACCTTGTGCAACGACGATCCGCCGCACTGGCTCCAAACAAGGGTTTTCTCAACACCACCCTTGCAGTAACGCATTCCATTGGAGCGCATCCACGACAAATTGCTGTGGCTGTACGCATGAGAATTCCCCCGGACCGACATTTGGACTTGGTCGGGGCCGGTCATCTCGTATGTGGCCTCACCATCAGCGAACGACCCATAGGCCGAATCAAACTGGTGGTGCACAAAAACGAGGACTCCAGTGATGGAGGCTTCAATGAGCTGCGCAATGACCTGAGGGCCGACGCTGTAAACGTCAACCATGAGGTGGGCAGCAGGCTTGAAGCACATGCACTCTTCTGCTCGATGGGAGCAGGCACGCAGACCGTCATGGCGAATCTTGCGGACGACATCAGCCGAAGAAAGAACAGGGCTGCATGAATGAATGCCAAGCCGCTGGTTTTTCCGGTGTCGATTTTGGTTGCCACCGACATCAATGATCTTGAGGAGGGATGAGCTGCGAAACTCTCCTTGATCGAGAGTGAGCTGCTTCTCCTTGATGATTGACATGAGTATCGCCACCGCCTCTTTC